GGATGTAGCATGGCGGTTACGACGGACTTGTCAATGTCCGAAGCATCGTAGCCTAAGTGTGGCAATGGTTGGAGGCCGGCACCCCCGTAGCAGGTAGGTACATACCACGGGATGCCTTGCTCCTTGCAGAACGACAATGTCTCTGCATTCTTGCTCAGGAATTTCTGATGAACGCGCGTAATACAGCGTTCAGGACACTCAGAGAGCAACGCACGGTGACGTGCGCCAACAGTTCCATCGCACTGGGAAGTGGACGGATCACCAAAGACCTCAGAGATCCTTTTGACCAAAGGTTGCAGATCACTGGGGCCCTCCGAACGTTTTAGGCCAAAGACAAGGCCAAGGCGCACCAAACGTACCCGCTCAAAAGTTTCATAGAGCGGGTCAGGCTCGTCGGAATGCCTGTAACGGAATGTGGTGGAATTCATGTTGCAGAAGTGCTTGGAATAATAGACTTTGCGGAGAGAGGGTTTCAAACCAACCATTCTCCCAAATGTTGACCAGGCAGCGTATCCAGCTGGCCCGACTTTCAATAGACAATCATCACCATTAACCATTAAAGGCGCGTCGCGGAGAGAAATCTTGCGACCCTGATCATGTTCAATAGCCGCACGACAAATTGCGGCATTGACCAGACAGAGTATCGGAAAGGAAATGATACTGCCCATGAGTTGTCCCCACTGCTGAGGAGCAGCGGAACTCATTTTTTCAAACTTCTTAATGGTTTCACGATCTGTGGTGATGAGGTGCCCTGTCAGGACACGAAAGCCGAGCTGTTTCAAAGCTTCTGGAACGCAGCAGACCTTACACATTTCATCCCACGCAGCATTGGACATGCGTGGATCCATCTGGTTAGTTGCATCGGAATAATCACCCGATAACCAGGCCTCCTCACCCGAGAGATCGCCTAACCTCTTGCGCAACGCAGCTACTTCAATGGGCTTGCCAGTTAGTTCAAACACCGGAAGCGAAGATAAATGCTTCCAGAGGAACTTCTGTAGTGGCTGCAGACAGTATTGCGTTAAAGGGGGTCCTTTTGTGATAACACGGACCTTCAAAGCCTCAGCGAGCGGGACAGCTTCAGCGATGGGCAACTCTCTCATGGCTTCACGTAGTGCGCTGATATAAGTATGCAAAAATTGGTCTCGCATACCGCGGTAACCAGAAATCTCATAGGTTTCCACGTCTCTCGAGCGGAGAGATTCTTCTTCGTGAACGCGCTCCACGGATAGGGGAGGACGGACCTTCTGACCAAAGAAGTTCCGTGATGTCAGCTCGCCCAAGGTACCATGACCGGTCCTTGAACGGTAAAAATTTGCTGACGACGATGGTGTAAGTGGATTGGAAAAGAGGTCACGGGACTTGAACCGTAGGACAAGTCGTGATCCGTCGGGGCTTGTGCGAAAGCTTTCACGCACAGTACGCCTCACCTCTTCCTCCAGCAGAACTTGCGACATTTCGCGATGTAGCGCACTACCTGTCACAGACGCCCTGAATTTGTCTCGGCGTCCAAAAGAATTTTGACGGATAGTAGTCAGCGCTTCAATCGTCGCGATTGCCGCCTTCTCCAAAGCTGTCACGTCGGGCCTTGGCATGCCCGTCTTGACGTACAGCAAGGAACACAGGAACTCATCGCGGTGAGGACCGTTCTTCCGGATTTGCGACCGGATGAAGCGGCCTGCACGACCGCCGAGGAGGTGGAATGGATGACCCAGCCCTGGACAAGGCGGGGGAGGAAGTGTCTGATCCTCAAGAAGGTGTCGCTGCGCATTAGCATAAAACGCAGCGATCTTGTATTTTGCAACCTTCATCCAATCACCACAAGACGTGATCCACTCTGTCCAAGAGCGGACGTCTCCTGCTGTGGAGAAGCCTGACGAATCAAAACCGAATATCGTCAGGAATTCAACCAGAATCTCAACCACCCTCTGTGCTTGGTCTTGTGCACTTTGGGCGGTGGACGGTTCTCGGTTGGTT